GCCTGACCGGGAGGGACTGGGTTCTGTGATCCGCTGACCCACCAGTTCGCCACCGCGCTGTTCTGCATCTGGCCCAGCGCGCACTCGATGTACGTCGGCCCAGCGCCGGGCGTCCACAGAACTCCACCACCGGAGTTGGCAAAGCCGGTGGAAGAGCCGGTGCAGCTAACGATGTCGCTCATGTGGTGAACGGCATCGTGGTGGCGAGCAGCGTTCCTCCCCCATCAGGCGAGAAGCAGGAAACGACGGTGGCCGTCGTGCCCCACACCGGGGAGCCGGTCGTCCACTTGGTGGTGGACGGCATGGTGATCGCACCGTTGCCACTGACGAGGATGCGGAACACTTGTCCGTTCGCGCAGTAGCACGCGCTGATGCTACTGCCCGGCGACACTCCGTAAGTCTGCGCGGCACGGAAATCCAGCGCGCCGCTGTACGCACCAGCCCACGCATAGCCGCCCGACACCGCCCGCGCGCTGATGACCGCATGGGGAGTGTTGAGTTGATTGGCAACGTTGAGCGTGAACGAGTTGGCTTCGTGCAGCAGCTTGTACGACGCGTTGCCCATCGACCAGCCGCCAACCTTCCACTGGTTGTCGGTATCGACGCCGATGTTCGCTGCGAAGCGCCCCGGATTGTGGAACGACATGAACGCGGCGTCGCCTGCACCAGCACTCGCCGCCTGCACCATCATCGGCGCTTGACCAGAAGGAGCGATGGCTCCAGCCGAACCGATGATCGCCAGCGAGCCGCCGCCGTCAATCGTGTTGGCCGAGGTTCTGTACACGTAGTTGGAGAGGTTCGGGACGACGCCAGCCGGGCCTTGCGGACCAGCCGGGCCTTGCGGACCGGGCGTGCCAGCCGGGCCTTGTGCGCCAGCGCCAATCGGACCCTGCGGCCCTTGCGCGCCAGCAGCACCAGCAGCACCCTGCGCGCCGGGCGTACCGGGTGCGCCAGCAGCACCTTGCGGACCCTGCGGTCCAGTCGGACCCTGCGGTCCACCGGGCGTGCCCTGTGGCCCCGGTGGTCCCTGCGAGCCGACCGGCGCACCGCCAGTCCACGCGTTGTCAGCGGCGTTCCACGTCCACAGAGACGTGCCGAAGACGACCTGCTGGCCGTCTGTAGGATTGTCGGGGAAGTTCACTTGCGTGCCGCCAGTTGCGCTTCCAGCGCGTTGACCTTTGCACTCAACTCTTGCACCGCCTTGATCAGCGGTGCGATGAACTCGCTGTAGCGCAGACCGAGTTCGCTGTCCTCCTTGCTCATATCCGTCCGCACGTAACCGGCGAAGTCCCCCACGTTCGCCACCGCCAGCGACTGCGCCACTTCCTGCGCGATCAGGCCGTAGTGGGTGCGCTTGCCGGGCACAGGAGTGATGTGATCCTTGTAGATTGTGCGAGTAGTGGCAGGGGTAACTTCACCGTCGATGCTGATGGTTTCCGGCACTTCTTCTTCGTAGTCCGGCACGCGCGTGACTACGTTCTCCCCAACGATCCACTTGTACGAAACCGGGCGCAGCGTGTTGATGAAGTCGAGGCCAAGCGCGCTGTCTGCAACATCCGTTTTCATCCTCGCGTCGGAGGTGTTGATAGTTGCCGTAGCGGCATACAACTGCTTCCAGCGCCGCCCTGTGCCGCCGATAGCGATGGCGTTGTCGGACGCCGGAACGACCCAGCTTCCCGCCGTGAAACTTATATCGAGCCACGCGCCACCGTTATCGCTCAACGTTCCGAGGTTGCAGGCTCCGGCCTGCTCGCTGACGGTGAAGTTGTGATCTGCCGTACCAGTGCTAACTGCAAACGGGACACTGGCAGGAGTAAGACCGCCGTTCCTGTTTACACTTAACTGCTTGTAGACGACCACTGGAGTGTTGGGCAGGTGATACGCAGCGGCGTTGTTGTACAGGTAGTTGCTGCCACTGCCGAGGAAGATAACGCCAGTACCATCACCGCGTGCAGTGGTGATGTCGCCGCTGTTGATTCCACTGCAAGTGATCGCGCCAGCACCCAGCCCGGTGACGTTGGTCTGGCCGTAGTTGGTGAGCGTGGCGGCGGCGGGCAGCGTGATCCCGCCGTTGGCGGTGATGAGTCCGCTGGGGGTAAACCCGGAAGCGGTGAAGGAGTGGGGTACACCTCCCGCAACGACGTTCAGCACGCCGCTGGTAACGTTCAAACCGTACGACGTGGCGTAGAGCGCGATGTGCTTAGACAGATCGACGCCGGTAACAGTCTGCGAACCGAACGACGCACCGCCGCTTACCGCCAACTGTCCTGACACGGTGATGCTTCGCAGAATCAGGTCGCGGTAGTCGTGCAGCGTGCCGCTGTTGATCTCCAGCACGCCCGCGCCGTAGGGCTGCACCCCGATGTCGTAGGCGCTGTAAGCGGGGTTCCACCAGCCGAGGGTGACGCCCGCTTTCATCGTGTACGTGGTGGCAGTCCAGCGATACGACAACCCGACGCTGGGCAGGTACGTGTCGATGACGCCGTTGCCAAAGGCGAAATACGTGCTGGGACTGGCCTGCGCCAAAATCGCGTTGGCGGTGATGTTTCGCAGCTTCAGGTCGCGGTAGTCGTTGACCGCGCCGCTGTTGATCTGCAGCACCCCGACCGCTTCCTGTGCGATGGCCGATGTCAACGGCTGACTGGTGTCGATGTTGCTTGTGCCGATCCAGCCGAGGAACACACTCGACCCCATCCCGAGGCTGCTGGGATAGAACTGAAACTTCCAAGCGTTGAAACTGACCCCGATGCCACCGTTGGCGGCGAGGAACAGACCGGTGGTAGACGTGCTGCCGAACGTGTACGACGGCACTGCCGCCGTGCCGTCGGCGGCAAGCATGGTCCGCAACCGCAAGTCGCGGTAGTCGCCCAGCGTGCCACTGTTGATCTGTGCCCGACCTGCTGCTTCGCGGTGGATGCCGGTGTCAACAGTGGTGAACGTTGAATCTACCGACCAGCCGAACCTTCCTCCGGTGGCGAGGCTGTAGCCGTTCGGGCCACTCTGTGCAACGTCAACCCCAGCGATGGCCGTCCGGATCACAGAAGCGACCGGGTGGTAGAAGCCGGTGTTGGCGTCTCCCGCAAACGTGTACGACGGTGCGGCGACGGTGCCTACACCAGCCTGCACAGTCGTCGTCGCGGCCAGCGCGCCAGCGGTCGCCACGCCGGTCGCCTTGTTGAAGGTGAAGCCGGGGAAGCCCGCGAACGAGCCGCCGTCGTTGATCTGTACCTGCGTGTTCGCGCCGCCCGGTGTGCCGCCGGAACCGGCTGGGCCTTGCGGACCGGCTGGGCCTTGCGGTCCCGCGCCGGGCGGGCCTTGCACACCTGCCGGACCCGGCGCGCCGATGAACTCGACCCACTGCTTGGACGAGCCGTCGTCGTAGCAGATGTACGTGCGACCGGTGTCGGTGTCCCACCATGCGCTGCCGGGCGGCGTGATGTTGAGCGCCGGAGCCGTCGCCGACATGAAGAACAGCGACGCACCCTGTGGCCCCTGCGCGCCAGCCGCGCCCTGCGGGCCGACTGCGCCTTGTGGTCCCGCCGCGCCGGGCGACCCCTGCGCGCCTGCACCGACCGCGCCCTGTGGTCCGGCAGCACCCTGCGGACCGACGTTGCCCTGCGGACCGGCAGCGCCCTGCGGCCCGAGATCGCCTTGTGGACCCTGCGAGCCGACACCAGCGTTGCCCTGCGGCCCCGCTGGGCCTTGCGCGCCGACGCCACCCTGCGCGCCGGGAGCGCCTTGCGGACCGGGACCGCCGATGCCATCAGCACCCTGCGCGCCGACGTCGCCTTGCGGGCCTTGTGCGCCCACCGGTCCCTGTGGCCCGACTGCGCCCTGCGGTCCTTGTGGCCCCGGCAGCGGGGGCAGCGCGCCGCCCATCCGCAGCGTGCCCCGGTCGTTCCACACCCGCTCGGCGTCCGGTGCAGGATCGACCGTCGGCAGGCCGCGCAGGTGAATCGCCAGATCGCTGGGGTGCGCCCAAATCTCCGCCTTCACGGCGTCGCTGGGGGTGTTCACCTTCATCAGCGCGTGGCCGTTCTCGGCCTCCAGCGTGGCTTCGCCGCCGCCGTTGGTGACGTACACAGACGCCGACCCGCCGCTGTCGGCGTAGACCTCCGCGCTGCTGGTGGCGCTGGCCTTGGCACGGAACGCCGCGCCGCCGCCCGGCGTGGCCTCTGTGACGACCGCGTACCCCGCGTCGTAGGTCAACTCCGGTGTGGTGAACTTCAGCCCCGTCTGTGCCGGGTTGACCAGCACGAAGCCCTTGCCCTGACCGGCATAGCTGGCCGGGGTGTCGGTCAACTCAAGGAAGGTCGCAACGCCACCGCCGCCTGTGCCGCCGCCGGGCGGGCCTTGTGGACCCTGCGGTCCGGGTGGACCCTGCGGTCCGGAGCCAGAGCCGCCAGCGCCATCCATCAGCACCGGCCAATCGCCCGCCGCCGTCTTCGGGCCGTACATGATCCCGCTGACGGCGTCGATGTAGTAGTCGCCGACGTTGCCGATGCCGCTGGTCGGAACACCGTTGCCAGTGATGATCGTGGAGCCGCCGGGAGAACCCTGTGGTCCCTGCGGCCCCGGCGCTCCTGCGCCCTGCGCGCCCTGCGGTCCCGTCGTACCCGTCGCACCCTGCGGTCCCGTGACACCCTGCGGGCCAATCGGACCCTGCGGCCCCATGTAGCCTTGCGGGCCGATGTCGCCCTGCGGCCCGGCGAAGCCTTGCGGGCCTTGCGGCCCGACGCTGGCCGGACCCTGTGGCCCGACGTCGCCCTGCGGACCTTGCGGACCCCGGTCGCCTGCCGGGCCGCGCACCGCCTCGATGATCAGGATCGTCGGGGGTGCCGCCAGAGCCGTTACAGAAAGGAGCGGCGGAGCCGGAGCGTCGGTGATCAGGACGACGTTCGGCGGCGCAGCCGGAGCCTCGATGACGACTACGCCACCGGGTTCCTCGATCAGGACGACGTCGGTCATGGAGCGGGCGGCGTCGCGTCTGTGGTAACCGCCAGATCGACCTTCACCTCGCCTTCAATCAGCCGGTCCTCGGTTTCATCCGGCTTGTAGCACTTCAAGTCCCAGAAGCCGTCCTTGCCCGCTGCGTCTGTGGCCTCGTCCGGCACGATGATGGTGACGAAGCCCTGCGCGTCGCCGATGATGCCGCCGTTGGTGTCCTCGCTGGTCACCGTGAAGACGACGTCGCTGTTGATGCTCTTCGCCTTCCGCATCTGGCAGCGAAACTTGCAGCCGCTGAAATCGCGCGGGATGTCGATCTGTTGATTGCCGTTGGGGTCGAGAACCGGGACGCCCTGTGCATCCACCAGCAGCGTGCCGAACTGGAAGCGGGGGAAGTAGAACGTCGCCCCCTGCTCGATCTGGATGTCGTATATCGCAGCAGGCATCAGAGTCTCCGCATCCGCACAGAAAGATTGGCGCGCGTGTTGCCCTTGTTCGCTCGGGTCATCGCGCGATTGATGCCAGCGACGAACGCGCCTTGGTTGAACGCGGCCATCTGTGGATTGCTGAACGTCTTCTGGGGCGTGATCTGCAGCGACGCCTTCGCGCCACAGGAGATGACGTCGGCCCAGTCTTCGAACAGCACATCGTCTACAGAGGTCGCGAGTCGCGCGGGCTTGAGCGCCACGCGCATGGTGAGCGCCTTGGCCGCATCAACGGTGGGCGTGCGCCACAGCGAGATGGTCCGGGCGTCCTTCTGTATGTAGTTCGACGGCGTGCCACCACCGTTGCCGACGGCCCGGTTGTAGATCGTCGGGTCGTCCATGTCGTCCGGCGCGGTCGGCGACAGCACGCTGCCCATGTACCACGCCTTCATCACCTTACAGACGAGCATCCCCGTCGGCGGGCCGAGGTCGTAGTCGCTCTTCCCCGTGACGACGTTCACCGGGTCGTGATCGCTCTGTAGTACCAGCGACTTTTCACAGAACTCGATGGCGGCGGACATGATCGCGGAGAGCGCGACCTCGTCGCTGCAGCCCGGCACGTCGGTCAGCACATAAGGCAGGAACTCGTCGAGTGATTTCACGATCCCTCCATCTGGATCGCTGTGGTGTTCGGCATCGACCCCTTGCTGTTCAGGTCCGGCGAGTAGGAGACGTCGCGCTTCATCTTCACGCCCAGCATCGACATGCACGCCTGCAGGTAGCCGGACGCGAGCGCAGCGTTCTGGGCGAACTGCGAGTCCTTGCTGTAGCAACGGAACAGCACGTAGTTGACCAGCGGGTCGATGTAGATGTCGGGCAGCGTCAGCGTGTCGCCAACTGCTGTGACGTCCGGCGGACTCTTGGAGTACATGATCTCCAGCTTGGCGACGAGCGGAGGGTTCTTGCTGGTGTCCGGCTTCTGGGCCGGAGGCGACACGTAGAACGTCTTCGGGTCGCGGTCGTCGTAGGCGTAGTTCCGGATCACAGAACTGCCCTTGCCGGTGTGCCAGAGCGGGTTCCCGGTGTCGAGAACCTCGCGGTCAACGAGGCGCACCGCGCGCCCGCCGACGTTACGCACGACGTCGAGCAGACGCAGCCCGGCGTCAGGAATCTTTTGCTTGCTGCCCTCGACGAGGTCGATGCTCTCGTTCGCCATGCAGGCGTCGGGGCGATACAGCACGATGGTGCGCTGGCCGTCGGTCAGCCACTGCAGCACCTCGGGATCGGTCCAGCGCACGCCATCGTCGTCCTGCAGGACGCGGCGAACGCGTTCCACTACGTCGCTTCCAAGCATGATCGGCCCCTGTGATGGTCGTGGAACGACCCGCGAACCCGGAAGCTCGCGGGTATCCCATGCTACAGAAGCGGACTACGCTTGCGCGATGTAAACCACCCCCATCGCTTCCGGCTTCGTGTCCTTGTAGCCGTACACGTTCAGACCGCGCACGATGTTGCCGAACGTGGTCTGCGAGCGGAGCGTTTCGACGTTGGTGATCTGCGACGCAAAGCTGATCGCGTCACGACAGCCGAACAGAGCCTCGCACGGCGCGACCTTGCCCACGTCAGCGGGCAGCGTCGATCCGTCGTAGTTGTTCGACAGGTAGATCGTGAAGCGGTCGATGGTGCCGATCTTGCCGGTACGCAGCGGCGTGGTCGGGTCGCCCGTGACGTAGACCGCCTTCAGGTCCGACGTCTTCAGGACGAGGCCCATCCACGACGGCAGGACGATCCAGCGGCCCGTTTCCGGACAGTTCTGTTCGTCCAGCACCAGCCCGGCGCGCAGGATGATGTCGAGCGGGTTGCACGACGCCGCGCCCAGCGAACCAGCGGGAACCGCGTTCGACGGCACCAGCGGCGCGCCGTTCTTGCCGAGGTTGATCTTGCCCGAGATGATGCCTGCCGCATCGCCCTTGCTGGTAGCGAGGACAGCGGTTGACCAGCGGTCGGCGGCGGTGCGCGGCGTCGCAGCGCCCGGCTTGTAGTTCAGCACGTCCGCGTCGATCTTGATCTTCATCTGCTCGGCGGCGTCGTTCGTGAAGTTGTCCATCAGCTTCAGGTCGGACTGCACGGCGTTGACGTCGTCGAGGATGACGGCGAAGTACTTGCCGTGGTCGATCAGCAACTCCAGCGAGTTCGCGGTCGGCTGCGTCATGATCAGCGGCAGACCCTTCTGGTAGTCGGCCACCGCGATGTCCGGCACTTGGCGGATGACCACCTTGTCGCCGTGCGACTTGATCTCGCCTTCCCAGTCGTTGTTGGTGATCTCCGACAGGACGGTCGATTTGTAGAACTTGACCTGCAGCTTGCCGCTCCAGACTTCGGGGATGAAGCGGGGCATCGAGGTCGTGCCGTTGGACGAGTAGTCCGGCTGACCCGCAGGCGGGTTTGCGATGGGGAAAACGGGAGCCATGATTGCACCTTCGGGGGATGACTCCAGCCCCAGTTACAACCGCACCGTGCTACACGATGCGGCCTTCTCTGGAGGCGGCGTCGATTTCAGCTTCTGTGACGATTGCTTCAGCGTCCGAAATCTCACCCCTGCGCCACGCTGCGTAGAAGGCTGCGACCTGCGCGCGGGAGATGCGAATCTTCCCCTGCGGCAACACAGTCCTCGACGATGAGTCGGGCACAACGTGAGTCTCCAGAGCGTTGCGTGCATCCGTCGCCTTGGTCTGATTGGCTTCCTTCCACGACAGGAAGAACCGCGCCACCCTCTGTGCATCGCGAGCGTCCTTCGCCCGGTCCAACAGTGCCTGCCGGGGCAACCCCGACAGTTCGTCCACGCCATCCAGCCAATCGAGGAACCTCGTATCGACGTTGATCTGTGCCCAGTCTCCACAGAGGGAGGTGAGCAAATCGACGAAGTTCTGCCACTGGATTTCGCCAGCGGACTTCTTGAGGTCGGTGAGTTCTGTGCGGGTGGCGTTGATCTCGCGCTGCATCGGGCCTTGGGCTTGCGCCACAACTTCCTTCGCCGCGCGACGTGCCATATCCACCAGCGGCTCGCCGAACTCCTGAATCTCTTCGGGACGGATGAGTGGTTCTGTTGGTGCCTTGCTACGGTCGTCTTCGATCTGCCGCGTGAGCGTGCCGACCTGATCGGACAGCTTGCCCACCGTTTCCTTCAAGGTGCGGTTATCTGCTGCAAGCCGAGGAACTTCGGCGTTGTACTTGCCAGTGAGAACCTTGTACCGCGACTCCCATGAGTCCTCCGGTGCAGCGGCGGGGGCCGGTGCTGGCGCGTCTTCCGGCTTCGGTGCCGGAGCGGCTGGAGGTGCCTCTGTGTTCGCCGCAGGCGGTTGCCCGTCCTGCTTTCCGTACGCCTCTTCGAACAACTGGTCCGCTAGTTGTCCTGCTCGCTCGACTGCTTGTGGAAGCGCCATCTGTGCAAGCCTTCAGAAACGTCGTGCGCGAGCGCGGTGCGTCTTCGCCACGACTACCCGTAGGTGTTTGCGTCTGCCGGGAACCGCCCGGCGCGGCTACGTCTCTGTGCGTTTGCGGTGGATGATTCCCGCCGCTTTGTCGCCAACTTCCAAGATCGCGTTCAGGGTCTGTACAGAGCCTTGCAGCCAGCGAAGGGAGACTTCGTCCTTCGTGATCAGCATGGTCTTCGTGTCTTCGTCCCTGCTCGCTATGATCCACTGCTTGATGACTTCAAAATCCGCGTGGCCCTGCAACGACGCCAGCGCGGACAGAACTTTTTCGTCAGCCCGCTCCAATCAGGTCTTCTTGCGCGAGAAGTAGCCCTCGTCCCCCATCGCGCCGAACTGCTGCGACTTGGGAATCGAGTTCACGTTGTTGTCGCTCTTCTTCTTCGGAGCGGGCGTCTCCGGCGCATCGCTGTCCTTCTTGCCACGACCCTTGTCGTACATCTGACCGAACAGCGTGTCGGACCCGCTCTTCACCCCGGCAGCAGCGGCTCGGCCTGCGGGGGAGCGGGACACCGCGTCGCTGTCGCCCGCCTTGCTGGCGCGCTGCGTGGCTTCCATCTTGTCGTTCTCGGCCTTGGCAGCGCGGTTGGCCTCGACCGCTTGCTTGCCGCGCATCATGCCGCCGTAGCCGCCGATGTCCGCCGCCTGCACCTGCATCGAGTCACGACGCTTCTTGGCCTTCGCCGCGTCCGCAACAGCGGCAGCAGCGCCAGCCTTGGCCGCAGCCGTGTTGCTGCTGTCAGCGCCGACGTCCACGCTGGAACCGCCCTTGACGTCAGCGTCGCTCAACCCGGCGCTGGGCGACACACTGGTCGTCGCCGTCTGTGACGCCATCGCCTGCTCGGAGTCGCCGGGGGACGACGAGGACGTGCCGGGCGCGGTGGATGCGCCCATCGCCGACGCGGGCGGACCCATGTCGTTGATCGGCGCGTCGCCGAACATCACGGAGTCGCCGTCGGCAAACCGGCGCACCGAACCGCCGTTGGCGAACTTGGCGGCGCTGTGTTCCTTCACCGTGCCGCCGAGGTTGTGCATCCCGTTCTTGGAGCAGTTCTGGCCTTGCCAGCCATCGCGTGGGTGTGCCATCAGGGAGCCTTTGCCTTTCCGCCGTTAGCCATGTGCCGGACGTTCGCGCCCTTGGCGTTGCCAGCACCCTTCGGCAGGTTGCGCGCGGATGCCTTGGGCGACGTCGCGTTGGACTTCACCTTCACGTTGCCGCCGTTCACGAACGGCTTGCCCTTCGCGCCCGCGTCCTCGGCAGCTTCGAACCGCTTCGACTCACCCTTTTCGTGAGCCTTCGACTCGCCTTTGCCCGACTTCGCTTCCTTCGCGCCTTCGCCCTTGGCCTTCTGTAACCACGGCGGCAGCGGCTTGGTTGCTTTCATGCGGTTGCTCCTTGGGGGCTAACCCCTTGTGGCTGTTGAGGATTCACACCCTCTGTTGGTGCCGCGAGCATAGGCTGCTGCGGCGCTTGCGGCAAGCCCCCTTGCTGGTCGCCGACGTTGGTCGGACTGCCGCCGGGCTGGCCGGGTGGTGCGGGCGGCGGTGTGACGCCTTGCGGCACGGTGCCCATCGGTTGCGGTTTCGGTTCGGGGACCAGCTTGTCGGTGTCCATCTGCAGCGACCGCGCGATCTCCTTCAGCAGGTAGCGACGTCCGTCGAGGCCCATGATCTGCAGGTCGATGGGATTGGCCGTCTGGGCCAAGAACTCGCGCTTGTTCTGTGCTTGCTGCTCGCGGCTGATGAGGCCCATCGCGCCACGGGTGTTGACGCGGAAGTCGCCCTTGATGAACGTGTCCGAGTCGAAGATCATGTTCTGTACGTACAGACGCGAAACGACCCCGTCAATTGCCATGTCGATGTTGGCAATTGCCTGCTTGATCCCCTTCGACGCGTTGTCCATCAGCATCGACAGACCCGAGGCGGTGCGCCCCGCGCCAGAGACGTTGGCGCTGCCGTACACGTAGTTCGGGATGCCGGTGATCTCGTCGGCCTGCTTGCTGAACTGCATGTAGATGCCCATGAGTTCCGCTGCGTTGGACGTCGGCGTGAAGAAGTTGACGCCGCGCTGACCACCGCCGGTCTTGTCGCTGGTCACCTGCCAGATTTTCCACGGGAACACAGAAGTGATGTCCTCGCCCTCGGGCAAGCGATCCACGATCACTTCGACCTGCGGCCCGCTGGAGATCGCCATGTTGTTCGCCAACGCTCGCGCGGCGGCGTTACAGACGGTCTGGATGTCGGTCATCAACTCGGGTAGTGCCACACCCCAGAACGCGCCGGGGATGCGCTGCCACGACGACACGCTGTAAGGGCGCGCTCCCAAGGGGTGGGGGTTGATCACCGCCTTGATCACGAACGGGCCGATCCACCACGCGTTGATCTCGTACGGACGATTCTTCTCCAGATCGCCCTTGTAGCCCCAGTCCTTCAGCATCTTGCCGGAGACGGTGCCCCAGAACTCCAGCACGTCGATTTCCTCCGACTGCCACGTCAGATTCTTGCCTTCCATCAGGTCGCGCTCGGTGTCGCCCATCAGCCAGTTCTTGTAGCCGTGGGGATACGCCTCCAAGGCATCGGTGAGCGCCTTGGAGTTGTAGCCGGGCACTCCGATCATGTTGAACAGAGCGGGTGACAACAGACGGTGACGCTCGATCAGGTAGCCGTCGTTCGGCCCAGAACTGCCGGGACTCGGATAGATGTCGAACGGCGACACGCGGGTGAACGTCTGGACGAGATCGTTGACCTGCACCGGCTCGTACTTCGGCCCCCACGTCATGCGCGCCTTGCGCTTGACCACCGGCCCCTTGACGATGGCGGTCGGGTACGACACGAAGTCGTTGACGAAGTCGTTGAACGCCAACTCGTAGCCGCCTTCGTGCAACTGATCGCGCATCCGTGCTTCCATCCGCGTTGCGGCCTTGTCCGCGCCCTGCCGCAGCATGAACAGCGCGCGGTCGTGGATGTCGTTGAGCCGCGCCGCGACGTCGGCGGGCGTGATCTGCCCACCGGCCTGAACCGCTTCAATCGCCTCGATCCGCACCGTGTCGATGATCTGCTTCTTGAACTCGGGCGGAAGCTCGGGGTTCTGTGCTGGATCGAGATCGAACACGTCTGTGCCCGCCGAGGCCAGCACGTCCTTGATCCACGACTCCGCCGCCCGGCACTTCACGTCGGTCAGCATCATGTAGATGTTGGAGCCGCCGGTCTTGGCGATGTCCGCCGCCTTGTCGGGGTCGTACACGCCACGGCGCTGCCGCTCGCACTTCAGCAGGCGCTCCTGCATCGCGACGTTCTTTTCGTTCTTGGCCCGCTCCCAGCAGCGGTTGAGATGCGCGGCGAGTTCGCTCTGTAGCAGGGGGCTTAGGCGGTTGCCCTCGGACTTCGCTTGGAGCGTGACTTCCTTGTCCGGCTTGGCGGCGTCGAGGAACGTGACGTTCGCCGACTTGGTGGGGGATTGGTTGATCATGTCCAGCCGCTCGCTTTCTTCTGTACGACGGGCCGATGACGGACCGGATTCATCGCGGCTCTGATCCTCATGCACAGATACTGGAGCGCGTCATGCGGATGGCTGAACTCGTCCTTCAGCGGACGGTCCTTGTAGCGTTCCCCCGCAGCGCGGATGCGCTCGTAGCGGTACTTGCCGTTGAAGCCCTTGCGGAGTTGCTTGCACGACGGGTCGAGCAGGAAACCCGGCTGTCCGCCGTTGAGTTGGGTCAGGAAGTAAGCCACGGCTTCGCGCCGCTGCACGAAGTCGTTGCTTGCCGCCGTTTCGGTGTAGATACCCGCCTCCTGCAGTTCCTGCACGCAGGTCTTCTCGTCGATCTGCGAGCGGGTGTTGCCCGCCGGGTCGCACGCGGATTCGAAGCGGGTGAGCGGAAAATCGTTAAGCAGCGCGGGCTTGACGATGGTGCGCGCGAACTGGCGGATGCCCATGTCCTCGGATACCCACTCGCGCAGAATCTGTAGCTGCCCCCGTGGCGTGATCTGGCCGACGATGGCGGCGGGCGTGAGGCCGAAGTCCCAGCCCATGAACAGCCGCGCGCCGGGGATCGGCGTCAGGTCGCTCTTGGCGACGTGTACAGAATCGTCCCACTCCGGGTAGACCGGTTTCCCATCGGCGGTGGTGCCGTACTTGCCCAGCAGGAAGACGTTGATCCAGTCCTGATTCTTCCCGGCGATCTGCTTGAACCAGTACTCGTAGCCGTCGGGGATGTTCTGTATGTTCTCGGCCAGCGGGTTCGGACTGTAGTCGGCGATGTCCTGCGTGCTATCGAGGCGCAACAGTTGTTGACGGTCCTTCGGGGTGTACAGAAGTGCGCCGGGTTGGCGGAAGAACTTCCAGTCCGGCGGCGTTTCTTCCTCGGCGAACTTGTAGTACCAGTGGTCGTCGTCCGGCGGGTTGGTGTCGAGAATCACCCCGGTATCGACCGGTCCGCCCCAGTTCTTGGGCGGGAAGCGGCCCACCCGCTGGGTGAGCATGTCGAACACTTCCTTCGGCACCTCGCTGCACTCGTTGATCCACCCGCCCGTGAGTTCCAGCGAGCGCAGCTTGCCGGTGTCCTGCGGGCTGTCCAGCGCGATGAACAGAACTTCCAGATCGAGCGCCGTGCCGTCGCCGATATCGGGGACGTTCATCCGGCTGGTAATCGGCGAGTCCCACTTCATGGGCGCGATGCTGTCGGGGAACCACTGCTGCCACGTCTTGATCGTGGTGGACTTCAACTCGGGGAAGGTGTTGCGGATCACCGCCCAGCGCGCGTAGCGTTTGCCTCGGTAAGGCTTCTGCCGCAGCGAGTGGTAGACGATCTCGATGCAGCACGATGAACTCTTGCCGCTGCCGACCGGCCCCATCAAGCCCCGGACGAAGCCGATGGCCTGATGGAACTTCTGTGCTTCCGGGCCGGGCGGGACGTAATCGACCCGCTCCGGTGCCCCTCGCGCAGCGGCTTCCAGCAAGTTCACGCGGGCGGCGCGAACAGCAGCGTGATGTCGTACGCGCCGGAACCTTCGACCATCAGGCCGTTGCTGAACACAATCGGCATGACGTACAGCTTCCCGGCCTCCAGCGCGAACGGTCCGACCGCGATCTTGCTGCCGTCGGCGCTGCTCAACATCAACCCGCCGCCAGAAGGGAACTCGGGGACCGTGGCGCGCTCCTTCACGCGCTCGCGCTCCTTGGGCGGGGGATTGCCCAGATCGGTGTCGGGCCGGTCGTCC